ACCAAACTCTGCAAGCATTTTGGATGCTTTCTCTGATGGGTTAATCATAGATGCAAGACCAGACTTTAGTGCGTTAGCACCCTCTGATGCATTAATGCCACCCTCTTTCATAGCAGTCATAAAGAATGCTAGATCTTCTACAGATCCACCAAGTTGCTGAATTACTGGACCAGCCTTTGGAATGGCTGTAGTTAAATCTTCAATAGAAAGAACTGTTTGGTTCTCTACTGCGTTAAGAAAGTTAATTTTTTGTGCTAAGTCTTCAGAAGAAATACCAAATGCATTTTGTAAAGAAATTGTAGTTTCAAGTGCTTGCTGTTGTTCTACTTGACCAAGGACTGCTAACTTGGTAGCAGCAATTACCTGTGCAGTAAGTGCATTTCCAGTAAGACCCATAGCAGCAGCCATTCCAGCCATCTCCATGGTTTTTGTTGCTGATATACCATACTTAGTAAACTCTTTTCCTAGTAACTGAATATTTGCAACTGCTTTATTTGTTGCATCGCTACTGGTAGTAATGTCTCCGTATACTCTTGTAAATTTAACTACCGCTTCTTCCATCTCTCTAAATGTTTTAGAAGCAATACCGCCAAGAATAGTAAGTGGAATAGTCAAGCCAACCATTAACTGACGACCTGCCCACTGAGTATTTTTACCAAAGTTTAAAAGATTAGTAGATCCTTGTTTTAATAATTGATTAAGGAACTGCTGTCTTTGTGCAGCCATTTGCATTCTAGTCCCATAGGCTGTAAACTGATTTCCAGCCATGTCTAAGGATTTTGGTACAACCTTAAGTGTTTTTACAAAACCATCTTGTGCTTGTGTAAGTTGAAGATATTGTGTTTGCAACATCTTAACTCTATCTCGCATTGCTCTACCAAGAATTTGTTTTTCTTGGGCAAACATATTTTTAAAGGCACCTGAATTTTGAGTAGCAGCAGCAGCAGTATATCTAACATACTGCTTCATACTTAACTTATTTTTTTCAAGCGCAGATGTAAATGATGATGTGCTTGATGCCACAGTTTCTTGGCTTGAGATAAACTTACCAGTCGCATTAATGGACTGCATAAGGTTAGCAGTTAAAGATTTTTGTGCCTGAGCGGCAGAGGCATTACCAACAGTTAAAGATTGGTTGAACTTGCTTAGGCCTGCTTGGAGCCGACGTAAACTAGCCAGTGCATCTGAAGTATTCAGATTTACATGAATATTGGCATTTACGTCTTCCAACTTTTATCCTTTACTTCATATTAGGTAGTAGATCTGCTGCATCACTTAATTGAATACCAGAGGCTGCGTCAACAATTGCATAAACTGTTGGCAGATCTAGGTTATCTTCGATTGCAGATCTATTTTCTGCAAGTAGCGGTAAAAATTGCTTGAATGCAATTTGAACACAATCTAACAGAACGTCCATTGATTTTTCATTATCCTCTGCCACCTCAGATAGTTCTTGGAACCTCTTCATGAATGGCTTAAGCAAAGAAATCTTTAGCGGTTTTACTTCAAACTTTGTACCATCCATTAGGGATAGTTCTTTTTTTTCGTGTACGGTTGTAGACATTATTGTATTTCCTCCTATTAGTTTACATTGTTAATTATAGCATAACGCTGGGATCTCTTGCATCTTCATAATCCAAGCCCATGCCAATTCCAAACCCTGCTTTCATAGCATTTGCGCCCTGTAAAGCAAGCACATCTTTACTATCAGTTGCCTGACCCTTACTGAAGACTCTTGCCTTCATGTCTTCCCACTCTTGCTGCCCCTTCTTTTCTCCAGAGTTCTTATCTAAATCTACACCCTGAATGGCTGCAAGAAACTTTTTGTCTTCATACTCTAACTCTCTTTTAATTCCCAAAGTAATAATGAGTTCTGGCATAGAGAGTGATCTTTCTAGTTCGTCAAAATCTTTCCAAATCCCCAGCAAAAATACTTCTGACTCTAACTTAGCAAGGTCTAAATCTTCCCAGTTAGTTCCTTCTTTTTTAGACGACTCTGCCTGTTCTTTGACTGGCTCGTCTTTATCTTTATTAATTTTTATGTTTGCAGACATGTCTAAAACATCATAGACTGTTGGCATATCCATACTGTCCTGTAAATCTTCAAGTGTCTTAATTGATGGATAGAATTGTTTCATGCATATTCTTGCACAATCAGACAACAGGTTCATGGCATCTTCATCAGTTTTAACATCTTTCATGTCTTCAAACTTAACCATAAATTCACGCAGATATTTAATCTTAAGTGGTGAGAGTTCTATCTCTGTACCATCAATAAGATAAATTACACCCGTTTTATATATTTCTGTAGCCATATGTCCCCAAACCAAGTCTACCACAAAACAACAAAGCCCACCTCCGAAGAGATGGGCTTGTCGTATAATTTATTAAATTATGATACTGGTGCGAAGGTACGATCTACGATCTTACCGTATGAACCAGATATGTCCTCTGGAAGGAGACGGAATGATACTTCAAACATTGAAGCCTCATCACGCTTTGCAGATACTGTAACATTTTCGATTGAAAGTGCACGGTATGCTGTGTATACACGCTCTACTGTTGCAGAGTTAGCGCAATCACCTGTACCTGGACCAATTGCAACGATACCACGCTCAACTGGGCATTCGCCAAGTTCTCCAGCAGAAAGGTTAAGAACCTGTCCTCCTGAAGTACTTTTTGTACCAGTAAGTTGGTCATCATTGAATGCTAAAGCAAGTAGAAGATTTTCTAGTGTTGCTTCAGCAAAAGCAGTTGCAAGGTTAACCTGCATGCCCTGCTTGTATAGTTTAGCAACGTCAAGAATCTGGTCAACCTGAACTTCACCGAAGTCTGGTTGGAACTGCAGTTCAAGACCGTTCATAGTGTAACCTACGTTTGTGTAGGTAGCGTCATCAGATAGAGTTTCTCTAAATGATTCTGATCCTACGAATGATTCCAGTGTGCCTGGAAGTAATGTAGTATCTGCAACAAACATTGCTGCTGCTCCAACGATGATGTTGGAAGACGAACCACGACTATATGCCATATTTTCACCTCTTTCTCAAGATAGATATTAAGTTGTTTGGCGTTTGTTTCCTCTGTATTATTATAACAGTGTTTTTAATTATATAGGGATTCAATGGGATCGTTGGCGTGGTAGCAATATTGAATAATAATCTTATTCTTGTATACCGTTCTTGCAGAGGCAAGTTCTAGAAGATCCCTACTTTCATCTATGTGGAAAACCCTTGTATAGTGGAAAGAGGCTGTAATCCTTGAATTGATGTTTTCTTGTGCCCACTGATTAATGTCTTGGGCTGACGCATCTTCACGATCTAAGGCTGCCTTAATAACTCTCATAGAATTGATTAACTTCGTCTGGTTTGTGGTGTATACATAATATACCAGTTGCTCTATTTTTTTAGGATAGAAAGGGGAAGTTCTTAGTCTTGCTAAAGTTTCATATTGAATAAATAATGGATCTTGTACGTTTGGGGCGTCGATATAATTTTTGTAAACTTCCTCAATATTTCCTGGGGAAGTAGGAAATATAGGTGTCATCTGACTAACTGTACTATCAGTAATCCCAAATAGGTCTAGTTGAGCCATAAGATAACCATTTAAAATAGTTGGTGGGAAAGATGTCTCTTCATTAATATCTAAAGTCATATCCCTATTCTACACCAATCTTTGCATTAGCAACCCATTTAAAGCCTGCATTTAGTCCTGTCTTTCTTCCACCCCTAGACCCAGCAGAAAAGTTTCTCTTATAGGCTGTGGGGTTGCTTAGAGTGGCTAGCAAACCACTTGACCTTAAAAATGCCTGGGTAAAGTAAACACTAAAGAATTCATCAAATACTCTTTCATAAGATCCTTGCACTTCTTCTCCACCAGGATTTTCTACGGTTACTGATTTCTTTGTGTATACCATTTCTCCATTATTTTCAAATGCAAGAACTCCACCACTGCGGGGATTAATAACTACTCGTCTTCCATCTTCCATAATACTTGCCTTTGATTTAAAAGGAACTCTAGCACCTTCTGCTAGACTATCTGACTGAGTAAGATTTGATTTAAAGGATAAGCCTACATTGCTTATTGTATAGGTTATGTTAAATAGTCTAGCCGCTGGTGATCCAGTTTGATACCACTCGTAAACGTGATGAAGGGCTTGTGGGTTTGACCTTGCTTCAATATCTATATAGTTTTGTAATACTGGAATTGTTGATTTTCCTATATTATCTAGCAAAGCCTTTTTGCCTAACTTGGCTCCATCAAGAAATCCAATAGAATACTCAACTATATTATTTAGTTGTTTTTGAAAAGCCTTTGCTTGAAATACGGCTTTCATTAATCTCCTATAGTTTGGTTTTCAGTCTTACGCAATAACAGTTTAAAATACTCTACAGATCCAAATGGCCCAGTCAGTGGTTCTACTGTTCCTAATTCGTAAAATGTTGCTCTACCGCTTCTTGGTCCCGCAGTTTCTTTATAAATAATATTATCAGAAGCAGTTCTAATATTTGTAACTAAAACATTAGTCATAGCATTACTAGACTCGTTAGAAGATATTCTAATATCTTTTTTAACTCTACCCACAAGTTTATCCTCATACTGTAAGAAGGCTGCTGGAGACATTTCTTCTTTTCCAAGACCACCAATGGGTGTTGCATTTAAAACAATAGTTCTATCAAAAACCCAGTTCTTGCTTGCTTGGCCATACTCAGTTTGAGTGATGATTGGATAATAAACATCTGCCCTCATTGGGTACACAAAGTCTGTGCAGTCTTCGCACTCTTGCATTATAGTATTCCAAGGCGTATTGTATTATTTGTGTAACGGCTTAAAATTTTATCAACTAAAAGATTTCCTGTACCACCAAATTGCTTGGGATCAAAGTCAATCTTAAACTGATCTGTTTCATAAACCTTTACATATCTCTTGTAATAATCTAGTTTGCCACAACGCATATCCTCAATAAGCATATTGGTTGCATTTTGAATATCGTATGGAACTACCTTGTAGCCAGTCTCAACTTGGAAGATGTAGTCATAGCCTTCTGGGAATCCTACTCCAGGAGAAATGGTTTGTACATTTCCACTGTCTTCTGTATCAAACATACTGATTGAATCTGATGGGGCTACAGGAATTCTTGCATATTTTCTTTCAGCACGATTAATAGATCCTGTAGGTTGAACTGGATCCTTGGTGATTGCTGTCTTATCTTTTGTTATTAAATAATTAAATGATCCTAGTGCTGGTTCCTCTAGTGATGAGTTATATACTAGTTCCGCATTTTCATATGCCTTCAAAATTTTATGTGTTCTATTCCAAAGAGGAATATAATCTGTTCCCTGCCCAACGACCTCAATGTGGGTTTTATTAAAATAGAATCCGTCTGTTATAGAGTCGATTATTGCTCTTGCAAGAAATTCATATTCTTTATATGATGCAATCTCTGTTGCTGTTGTTCCTAAAGTTTTTGGATTTACGTATGGTCTAGAAATATCTAAATTATCTTCAACTACTGCATCATCTGAAAGAACACCTTCTTCTACTTCTTCATATATTGCTAAAGAATAAGAATTGTCATATTTTGAAAATGAAGATGGAAGTGTTAATGTTACTTTTGAAAGCGATGTAGATGCTATTGCTTCTTGTGAAATCTCTTGGTTTTCTACATCTTCAATAATAAACATATATGAAGTATTTGGCTCTGGAACTGTGTAAGTTACATTAATAGGATAGGGTGGAAGTCTAAGTATTAACATTATTTACCATAGTAACTGGCAACTTCTTCAGGTGTCGCTATGCGAACTGCCTTATGAGTTACCCATTTTTCTGCATCAGTTGAAGTGACAATATTGTATCCTGGGGTAAGAACTCCTACTCCAGTCCAGTGTAGGTTTCTTGTTGAGTGAACCGCTGTTTTATGAATAACTGCTTTTGTAATAACTTCCTCAACCTCTTCTCTTGGAATCCAACTAGCAATAACTTCTAAGATCTCTAGTTTTGTTTTAGATCCGTAGATGTCAATCTTGTTGGTCTTTGCATAAGACTTTAACTCAAATACTGTTTTATTTGCTAACTCTTCAATACTAGACATTTATCCTCCTAAGTCATTATACCAGAATGTGAAGAAGGGGAGCAGATTTTACTCTACTCCCCCTCTAAAGTTGACTACTTATTAGGATTCTGATACTGCATCCGCATAAGCGACTGCATCAAGTTCTTCCCACTGTAAGCCAAAGCGCACGAATACTGTGTACTCGATTGTGTCTTTCTTAGCAACGTACTCACGATTTACTGTGATATCACGTTGGAATCCCCATACACGGTTCTGAGGGAATGTCAAGTCGACATAACCTGCAGGGTAGTAAGGAACTTCCATTACATCAATGCCGAGTACGCGAGTTGTGCGTGCTAAACCGAATGTTTGATTAGCACCATCGAGGTATGACTGACGGTTTGCTTCTGTGCCTGGACCCTTGTTAACAAAGGCTTCTGCGATTGCATCAGCAAGTGTACCGTTATTCTTAACGATTCCTTGGAATACATCTGTACCAGCATAGAACTTTAGACCAGCCTTTAGTGCACGATACTTACGTGGCAAAGCCAAGATAATATCCTGCATCTTTGATGTTGTCCATTCATTATCAGATACAGTCATGACTGCTTCGTGAGCGTCAGAGCCTGTTTTGACTTTATTTACAAAGCCATCCATAATTGAAAGGAAATTACCTGTTGAACCATCGCCATTAATAGCAAGGTCCTCAATATCGTTAGCGAAAGCATTGGTCATCAAGCGAACTAGATGATCCTCAAGTGCTCCACCTTCAATATTATCTTCAAGTGCTTCTGCTGAAACTTCCCAGTCTAGACGAATCTTCTTTGTAGTAAGTTCGACCTTAGAGAATGTTGCTCCAGCGTTTGTGTAATCTGGCTGTGCCTGAGCAGCAGCACGGATTACACGCTCTCCTACGTTAACTTTTTCAAGTTCCATAGTGTTAGCACGCATTGTAACTTTACGACCGTCTTTGGCGAGAACTGTTGCATCCCACACATAGTCGATGAAGCGACGAGCCTGCTCTGGTGCTAGAATACCACCTGGGGTTCCAGTTGGATTTACAGCGTTTGCGCCAGCAGTAGTTCCGAAGTTCGCTGTGGCAATGTTACCAAGCGAAGCAGCGGGTGAAAGATTACCGTTAGCATCAGTAGTTGTTGCACTACCAATTGCTCCAGATGCTAAAGAACCATCGCCGTTGTGGGCGTGTGATTCAGTTGGTGATCCAGGGTAATTCTTTACTATTTCTGTATTTTGTTCCGACATATTGTTCACCTCCTAGTGATTTATATCTTAATTTAACAGGTCGGTAGATGTGAGGAAACGACCGCCCCATAGGGATTTCTGAACCCTTACAGGTTCAAACTGCACGATCTCGCCTAGATCGCCAGACTTGCGGAAAGCGGTGTCTGCAACTACGGCATCTACTCGCTTGCCAAACTCATTAAAGTTACCCTTGATATTATTAACCTCACCTGTTACATTATCAAGAGACTTTGTTACTGCTGATACCTGCTCATGAAGAGACTTAACGGTTGCAGCAAGATCGCCAAAGGCATTATTAAGAGAGTCTTTAATGTCTGCAATTGCTTTAGCAACTTCATCATTAATTGTTTCAACAACATCTGCTACTGTTTCTGTTGCATCTTCTGTCTTCTCTTCTTCTACCGCTGCATCTGCAACAGGAGAATCTGCACCACCATCAACTGCGTCTGCTACAGGTGCTTCTTCAGCAACTGGGGCTTCATCATCAACTGCAGGTGCGTCTGTTACTACTGTAACTTCTTCAACTGCTGGCTGTGCCTCTGGAGCGGTCTTAACTTCTTCAACTTCAACAATTGTTGAATCTGTTGTATCTGTCATTGGACTTACCTCCTTGGTAATCTTAGAAGTATTAATGCCTTTAGCACTATCAACTAAGAACTTTATCATATCTGCTTTTTCACTATCGTTTTTTTCAACGAATCCTATGTTCTGCATTTGCTTCTGTGTGGATGGGCTTACCTGTGATTCAGAATCTGAAACCATTACGAGGCCAGTCTCTGCATCCCAAAAAATATTCTCTGTCTCAACTTTTGAAAGCATGCCATCAATAACATTATGGCCATCTTGTTTTTCAATAGAAACAATATTAGCAAACTGATTTGCTGGGGAATCAACAAGAGATAACTCAAAAAGATCATATTCTTTAATAACACGAATAGACCTATTCATCTCTTCATTAAACGCATCATCCCAAGACTTGATATTTCCACCAATAGAAAAACCAGTGTATGTTCCGTCTAGAACCTTTTCCCATGCATTCTGTGCGCCCTTAGAAACATATGCTGAAACATATACTCCACTATAAAACTTTTTTGTGCTTGGATCAAAGTAGCGATCTTCCTTAAAGGATACAATCTTTCCTACTGCTGATGGCTGATGCATCTCTCGCAAGTTACCACGGAAATTATTAAAAGCCTGAAGGCTTGCCTTGGTATCAACAATGTCATCCTGCTTGTCGATATTATCTAGAGTAGCAAAGCCAGAAACCATTCTGCGCTCAACATCTACCTTGCCAATGGGCATTGATAGACGTACGCTGTCGCCTGAAGTCGTCCAGTGTGCTTTATTGATTAACATATCGTATCTATTATACCAAACATTTATGCAGGTTTCTCACTTATTGAGACGCTCTGCCCTCACCTTGTGGATTTCTTCCACTAATCGTTGTTGTGCTATCAGATTGATTATTTGTTCTTTCTGTATCCCGTGCCCGATTACCAGAAGCGTTGGCAGTTGCATCTGCTGCTGCCCTTGCAGTTAACTCTAGTGGAACATCTCCACCTGCTCTTTGAGGCATATCAAGAATTTCGCGTGCTTCATTAGGAAGCATAATCTGAGACTTGACATATTTCTCAAGGATTTGAGCCTGTGCAATTTCATCTGTAAGGGTTAGTTCATTAAACTTAAGTTCAAGAATATCGGTTTTTTCACGAATAATCTTGCTGACTACCTTTTCAAGGTGATGCTGTGCTGGACGAGCAACCTGCTCTTTAAAGGTACGATCTTGAGATAAAGCAGCAGCCAAACCAGAGTCTGTGCCACCTAACTTAGAGATAGGAACTTGATGGGCAATCAAAATATCATCACGATTTTGTTTGCGGTATTCTTTAAATGAACCATCTTGAACACCATTTTCAATTGGCTCCATCTTAAACTCAACCTTGTTTTGATCTGTGTCTCCAGGAAGTGGGATGTATAGAGTTCTATGTGACTGAGACTTAAGTCCAGTCTGTAGGAATCTAAACATCTTGTCTTCTGAATCTCCTGAGAGTTGTGCTCCCTTAAGGGTAATAATATATCTTGGTACCGCTTTATTTTCAAAGTAATCAATATTATATTGTGAGGCTAGTTGATCTCCAATAAGAGAAGGCATAGCAGCAACAATATCTGGAACTCCATAGAATGTATTCAAAGGTGAGTATTCTTTAATGTGAATAATCTCGTTTGGTCGTGGATCTGCTGTTATTGGGTTTTGATTCTTTGCCCCAAAGTTTCTAAAGTAGACAACCTGCTGGCCAATGATCTGAAGGAATCCATCATGTAGTCTACGAACACGAACTGTAGTTGCAGGTATGTGTCCTAAATATCCTATTTGTCCATCTGTTGTTCTTCCAATTTCCATGAAGCCATTACCAGTTGCTTGTAAATCTGTATAAACCTTTTCCATTATTTTAGTAAATGAGTCATCATCATTAAGTTCCTCAAGCCAATCACGTATCTCAATCTTCATTCTTTCAATACGCTTACGAGCACGCATTACTTTATCTTGGTCTTCTGAATTCTCAAACCTTAAACTTGTACTATCTGTAATATCAAAGCGGTATCCAAGTCCAACAATATTTTCTACCTTAGCATCAATTGCAGCATGGTTAGCAAAAGATGTGTCATAAAAGTTAGCCAACTCATACATGTTATAAGGTGGAGTAATTACATCAAATAGGCCATAGCCATTACGATAAACAGTTCCAGGATTAATTTGCTTTGATGCAGAGTCTGTTCCTGATGGCATTGCGTTTGCTGCATCTAGGTATGCTACATCCCCTACTGCTTTATTTATAAGTCTTCCAGTTCTTCTTTTAAAGTTTTGATTTATCCCGCCAAGATCTTTAAGTTCTTCCCAAGATTTATTAAAAGGGTCTTGTCCCTTAAAGACATCTTCCTCTTCTGGCTGTGTATTTAGGGATGCCCTAATATACTGAGTCTCTTCACTCATCCATTGCATCCTTTCCATATTTGTTAACAGTCTGCTGTGCAGCGTGCCATGCTCCTAGGTCATTCATTGATGGAATCAAACCCTGTTGCATTCTATCTTTTTGTTCTGAATATTCTTCTTCTGTAATCCTTGTTAGTCCAGGAACAAATAGTGCTTCACCATCTCCTGGATCGCCAAAGTGCTTGGCTACTGTTTTTAGTTCAGCAATCTTTGAAATGTCACCACGCATTGACTCAATATTAAGAACAGAACCTTGTCCGTCTGTAAAATATTTACCATCTGCCTTTTTGTATACGTATAGACCCCAGTCATAATGTTTATCAATAACCTTGCGTCTTACATTACTTACAATTGATTTACCAGTTTTTGGGCTAATTAATGAATCCATAACCATTAGTATACCATGTTATACCGCTATTCGGGTTACGGTTGACCATGTTACGTCATTATAAACACGCACATCTTCTGGTGCAACCGAAACTCCATCTACTCCATCGTCTACAAGGATTCTGTTAGTTCCCATATATTTGTCATAAATAATAGTTGGATCAATAGAATAAACATTAATTGTATTAACAATCTTAACTTCGTTCCATGTAAATGCATTTTGCCAGTAATCCCATCCACCTGGATCTCCTTGAGTGAGAACATCTCCCCAAGTTCTTACCTCAACACGCTGATTCTGCTCAAGGTTTGTAGCAAGGTAGTATGAAGCATTGTTATAAGTTAGTGGACCATTTAGATTAATACGACCAGTGTATTGATCAAAACTAATAAGTTCTGTAAATGCTACAGATAAAACAGTCCATTGTTCATTAACTAAGTAAGGAGTCTGTACTGGCTTACCATTAACATAATAATCAATTGAAGATATTTCTGCCCCAGTTAATCTATCTACTGCATAGACATAACCTCTTTGGCCACTAGCATCACCTTCTAGATAAAAATCAAAGATACCGTTCTTGTGGTCTACGGACATAATAAGCATTGAGCCTGTAGGGAATACTCTGTCTGCAAACTTTGCCCAGACCTGAATAGTACTTACCTCTGTTCCAAGACCTTTTTGTACGTTTACTGGGATAGAGATTCCTCTTTCAGTTATTTCTGAGAAGTCCCCCAAAATTTTCCAACCTGAGTGTTTAGTTAAGTATAAGTATGGAGTGCTACCCTTATAAGTGGCAATAGGGTTCTTTCCTTTAAAGTCATAGTATAGCCCAGTCTTTTTATATGGATAAACTGGAACACCAAACTTTGTTCCTATCTCTGTAAACTGTTTTCTTTCAAGAACCTGAGAAGCAAGTTGCAATCTTCTAAATTTAACGGGGTGATGTAAAATTCCTTCTGAGTTAAAATCAAGATGGTAAACAAGGGCTAGATCGTTAAAGTCAACAGGTCGATTTTGATCAGTTTTTGTTGGTGGATAAATTATAGATCCATCAACAACTTCGTAAGCCGTGTCTTCCCAGTTGCCAGAGATAATTGCTGGATCAGCAGTCCCCTTAACTCTTGCTGTTGCAAAATTTGCAAAGTCTAGAAGGTTAGTGTTTGCCCCATCTTTAGTGTACTGAAAAGAAACATAAGCACGAACAGCACTTCTTTCTGTATCATAATAATAGAACTTGCTTGAGTCTTGTGACATATCTTCATAGTTGTCCCAGCCACTATAGAAGTTGTTATCAAGAGATGCGTAAGACTGCTGGCTTGGAGTATAGTATCTAGTCTTAAGATCGTCATATGTCCAAGAAGATACTGACTCAAGAGAGTTAGTTTCAATAGGCTCTGGGAAATCCATATTGAATTGAATTGAGTCTAAGTCGTAAAATGTGTTGCCTTCATAGTCTTCTACATACTTTGCAAAATATGACAATGGCATATAATCTTCCCAATACCCCGCCACAGCAATATCTGCAAACATTAGTCCATATTTTTGGATAGGCTTAAGAGTATAGTTAGCAACATGATTAAGCATTGTAGTTGCATTATTTGTGGAGTTAATAAAAATACCATCTTCTCCATACTGAGTAAGGATCTTTCTATTATTATAAGAAGAGTTAAATCCAAACCTATACATCTTACCAGTAAAAGATTGCACCTTATCTCCAGCAATTAAGATTGTTAGGTTTGATTGGTTTGTAAAGAACTTGTTTATACTTGACACTGTCTGTGATGATAGATTTTTAATATTGATACCTGCAACAAATCGTGTATTTGCAGATATTGAGATACTCTTAAAGGTCGTGCTAGTTCCAGAAATATTAAAGACATAACTCAGGGTTGTTCCATTTACCATAACAGATAAAGAATCTTTGGTCATCTTGTTATCTATTCTAAACAAGGTTTGGTTTGTTGCAGTTCCGTCTGTTTCAAATACTCCGTAAATGCTTTCTACTGACTCATTTAGTACCCCTAGATTATTAAAAAACATATAGGCATTAGTTGAGTTCCAACCAGAGTTAGGTCTGAAGGTAAAGTACTTTAGGTTTGTTCCACTCTCCGCAGCCTGCATTTGATCAAACCACTCTTGATTTGTTTTTGTTCCTAAAGAAAACTCAGGTAATTTATACTCTGGAAGAGTCAAGAACCTAGATGAAGTTTCCACGTTACTGAAGAATGCCTGTCTCCAGGTTGCAAAATCTGGGTAGTTATAGTTAACAGCATAATCTGCAAAAGAATAATCATTAAATACAGTAGTTCCACTAAGAGATGCATTCGTGGTTTCTGGTGCTACTACCGCTTGTCCCCATACCCATCTTCTTTTTGCTACCTCAGTTGGAACGGAATAAGAGTAAATTGAAAAAGAATCAATATCAATTGGGTGAACATCTGCATAAGCATAAAATCCAAGCCAGTCTTGGCTCTCATTTGAACCATTAAACTCTGCTGGTAGGCCTACTGTTGTTTGGTTAAAAGGAATCTCTGCAACTTCTTCACCATTTAAAACAAGGGTAACTGTATCTTTAATTATTCTAATATGAATAAGCATTGGTCTAAGCCATTCACCAACATAGTGTGACTTATAGTTATTGCCAACAACAATTGTTAAGAATCCACCTTCAACATAAAGACCATCATTTGATGCAATAGGGCCAAAAATCTTTTTAGGTTCTAGGGAGTCAGAACTTACTCTTATCCACATCTCTGCTGTGTAGTCGTTATACCTTCCACGCTCATTTAGAAATCCGTACCCTGGCAAAATAATAGATGGATAGTTGATTCCAGATAAAAGGTTTTCATAAATTTTTGTTACATTTGCTGATCCATAAACCAAAGGAATTCCAAAGTATTTAGCAAAAAGAGTTGAGTTGTTTGCTAAGTAATATCCATTAATTGTTGATGCTCCATAAGGTACTGCATCAACAACTTTTAAAGATGATGGTAATGCTATGTTTGTGGGGATTGCAGAAGTCCTAATGCCTACAGAATTCTTATTAAAATCTTCAGACCATTGACCAACACTTAACCCATTAATGAAGAAGTCGTAGTCTCCAACACCTCCTCCAGTAGATATGCTAATTTTAAATAACAGTTTTACATTTGTAGAACCTACTGGAGGTAAAGAAAATGTGTTTGAGTAAAAGTTCCAAAACCCTGCATCCAGAGTTGAGAGTGTTTCTGTTTTTAAAACCTCTATAATTGTTGATGTTGCAGGGTCAGTATATTTATACCCATACTGAATTGAACTTGCATTAGTATTGTCTGGATAAAAATAAAACCCTATTGCAAAGTTTGATAGGTCTGTTTCAAAGTTTGATAAATTAATGTTATAAACGCTTGTAGCAGTAATAACAGTTGGAGATACAGAAGGAATAGATGCTGAGATTCTATTAACAAGAGATGTTTTTATTGGGGTATTCTCAGGAATAGGATCTTCTTGAGTTGCCGTAGCATTGACCAAAGTCCATTGACCGCCTGAGTCAAACCGTCTATTAGTCTCACTGATTGTAGATAAATAGTCAACTTCCTCGTTGAGCATCCAAACAGCCAAGGGGTGCTCTGAGTTAATTTTTTCTACGTATAAGTTAGATTGAGTAGTCATATGTCTCCTACCCTATTTTACCACGATGAAGGGGTTTTCTGGCTAAATTAGACAGTTGTCATTGTTACAATATTTTTCTCCCAAGGCATCAAGGTTTTCAATCCCGTCATAAATAGCAGACCAATCAATCTTTGCTATTTTGCCAAGATAATCCTTATACTCTTCTTCTGTAATCTCTTGGTAAGGTTGCTGAGGATAGACCTTATTCCCCATTGGCAAGAAGGAAACTGCCTTTAACTGACCCTCATACATGTGAAGGGCTGGAGCAACAAATTTCTTTTCTGTTTCTTTATCAAAAGATAACGTTACAGAAACGCCATTGTCTGACCAGTACTTTTGAGATGTAGCAGCAAGTCCAATTTTTTCAAATAGGCTAACTTGTTTTTCAGAACGCTTATGCTCAGACTTGATTGGAAAATATACTACAGATGTTTCTTCTGAATACACATCATCTTCAATTCTGTACCCTGCTGCTTTAAACAAATGCATCATGTTATCTTGCTTGCCAAAACGAACAGCACGAAGATAAAAGGCTCCTCCTGGCCCCCAGTGAACTCCAGGTGTAGCACCAGATAAGAGTGAGACTGAGCCTGAAGGCTTAACAGTTGTTACACGAATTGACTCACGAATACATAGCCATTCTGAATATTGCTTATCATAATGACGAATCTTGTTGTATCCTTCGTCCATCCACTCACGAGTAATTGGCAAACCATGCTCATCAGCAAAAGATGCAATACCTGTAAGGGATGTTCCAATACGACGATTACGTTGCATGATACCGTTTGTTTGTTGCCAGTGTGTAGGCATAAGAGTTACAGTCTTTCCATATAGGTATGCAAACTTTAATGTCTTAAGGAAATCTTCTTTAGAATCGTGACGATTTAAATGTACTTCTACAAGAGTACACTGATGAGTGAGTACGTTACCAAAAACTCCCATGCTGGTTTTTGGCTCGGTAAAACAAAAAGTATCTGCATTTTTATCTACAAGTTCTATGCTAACAATTTTTTGTTTCCGTGCCGAGTCAATCATAGAGTCCGCATGTGCGTTGTTTTTTCTAAAACGGGAGCCAAAGCGAGTTGCTTTTTTAAGTTGAGTTGCAATTGCTGCGGCTTCGTAGGATGGGATCAACAGACGATACAGATCTTGATTTCGTGTTCCAAAGTTAGTAACGTCTCCTTTACTACCAAACTTACGAAGAGTTGAGTGATTTACACCAATTCTTCTAAGCAACATTTGAGCGTCTCTTAACTTTCCTTCACTGCCGTATAAAAGATAGTGATCCGTATTGGGGTTAGATATTAGTGATCCATCTGTGTCAACCCAACCTCCAAAAAACTCACTTACAGACTGTGCATCCCAAGTGAAGATATCGGGGTGTAGACGGTCTTCTGTTCTCATTGCCTTGGCATCAGAGATATCCATAAATTCGTTCATCACTACAGGGAACCAAGGATTACCTGTTCTATTGTCATATCTAATTGCACGAGGTCGTCCACCTAGAGCAGCCCCTACTGTAGCCATCTCATGCTCTTGAACGATAGCCATTGCGTAGCGATCTCTATCGGTGTAGCCATCACCAACAAACCAACCCCATTGGTAGGCAGACTCAAATCTTTCTCCCTTAACTGTAGAAAGAGAAAACTCTGGAAGTTTATCTCCAATTTGTAGTTCAGAAGTAGTAACTTTTTTGTATCCTCTTCCGTTCCTAACACTCCATTGATGTTTTGGGGTAGCGTCCAAGTATGAGCCGTCAGAAAAAGTTACCCGATGTAAGGAGTTTTTTCCAGTAGAGAATGGAGAAACTTCTGACCACTCTTTACCATTCCAAATATCTACAGTCTTCCCTACTAAATCTTTTATTTCAAACAGTCCAGTTTTTGTGTGTACTTTTGTTTCTCCTGATACGCACATTTCTCCACTTTCAAGATCCATCTCAGCACAGGGATTCATTCCCATAACACGATAATCTTTTCCATCTGCAGGATCTGCAAGACGACCAAAGTTGCGAGCAACATCAAGCCAAATGAAACCTGGCTCTCCATTGTCTGCAATTAGGTCTACATACTCTTCATAGTTTGTTCCAACTTTTGCTGAGATTGAGTTATTAGACATATACGCCCATCCAGGATTTTTTGGATCATAAGAATTTCTTTCTGGAAAAACTTCTGCATTCTTTAGGTTAATAAAATCTTTATCTTCTGGT